CCGGGTTAACCCAAGAAGCTGTTGACCTTGGGTTGCGTGGGAAAGTTATTAAGGGCAGCAGCGATGCTGCTATGCGCTCGCGTCTGGCTTCGGAAAAGTACGATAGCCCGAGTATTGTTGACCAGTACCGAGACTACAACAAGAACCCAGAAGCAAAAGCTATGCCTGTCAAGGAACCTCGTGATATTAAAAGCGAAGCTTTAGCTGCAGCGTCTGAGTCGCGTTCCCGTACGTCTAATGAAAAAATTAGCGATATGCTTGATCGGTTAGGTGGTGGCAATCGTGTGGGCATGATCCCTCCTAAAATAGATTCTTTTGGTCCTATGTCCGGCGCTAAAAAAGGCGGCATGGTTAAGAAGATGGCTAAAGGCGGATCAGTGAGCTCAGCATCTAAGCGAGCTGATGGCTGCGCGGTTAAGGGTAAGACTCGCGGGAAAATGCTGTAATGAGATCCTCCCGTGGAATGGGCGCTATTATGCCTTCAAAGATGCCCGGAGCTAAAAAAGCTCGGCGTAAAGACGGCGACGAGTTTACAATGTACGCTGAAGGCGGCATGGTTGATCCAGAGTACGGATTTGTAGGAAATGCTGGGGTGTCGCAATTGGATGATGGGAAGTTAAGCCAACGTCTTCAAGAAGCGCGGCGCAGTAACGCTAGTCAGCCTCGCATACAAGCTCTGCAAAAAGAACTTGAACAGCGTCACGTTAAACGCCAACAAATGAAAGCAGGCGTCTACGCAAAAGGCGGTAAGGTAACAAAAAAAATTAAAGCTTTTCCCGGTTTTAAAGGGCTTAAGGGGTACAAATAATGGCTAGTAGCAAGGTAAATGCCGCTGGCAACTACACCAAACCCAGCTTGCGTAAGAAGATTGTGTCGCAAGTTAAAGCTGCGGCTACGCATGGTACAGGAGCAGGGCAATGGTCAGCCAGAAAAGCGCAGCTAGTGGCTAAGAAGTACAAAGCTGCTGGCGGGAGTTATAAAGATTGAAAGCGCCGCAAAAATCTTTAAAAGCTTGGGGTGACCAGAAATGGACAACCAAGTCCGGCAAGAAGTCCTCGGAAACGGGTGAGCGGTATTTGCCAGAGAAGGCGATTAAGGCGTTAAGCCCGGCTGAGTACGCAGCCACAACTAAGGCTAAACGAGCAGGTAAGGCGGCAGGTAAACAGTTTGTAGCCCAGCCAAAACGCATTGCAAAGAAAACAGCAGGATATAGATAATGACCGTTACTAACACCGCTGCATTTAATCTTGACCTCTCGGAAATAATCGAAGAGGCTTTTGAGCGTTGTGGCGCGGAGCTTCGCACCGGATACGATCTACGCACCGCGCGTCGTTCTATGAACTTGCTGTTTGCTGATTGGGCAAACCGTGGCATTAACTTGTGGACAGTTGAAGAAGGCCAAATTGCTCTTGTACAGGGCCAAAACACCTACGACCTGCCTGTAGATACAGTAGACTTGATTGAGCACGTCATTCGTACGCAGTCTGGGCAACAGAACAATCAAGCGGATCTCACCATAACACGTATATCCGTGTCTACTTATGCAACAATCCCTAACAAGTTACAGCAAGCCAGACCGATTCAGGTGTGGATAAATCGACAGTCAGGCGCTACATACCAAGCACCGGGGCCAAACGGCACAAACGCGACTACAGGCATTGATGCCCCCAAGATAGTAGTGTGGCCTACCCCAGACGGTTCGCAGCCTTATACGTTCGTTTATTGGCGGTTGCGACGCATTCATGATGCGGGCAACGGTACTAGTACGTTTGACATCCCGTTTCGCCTGCTACCTTGTTTAACAGCAGGGCTGTCATATTACCTTGCATTAAAAGTGCCCGGTGCTGATACACGCTTACCTGTGCTTAAACAACAGTACGATGAAGCGTGGGATCTTGCGTCAACAGAAGATAGAGATAAAGCCGCTATACGTTTTGTTCCGCGCCGCATGTTTATTACTTAAGGAGAGAGCGTGTCTAACCGTTTCTCTTCTGGCAAAAATGCTATTTCGCAGTGTGATCGCTGCGGTTTTAGGTTTAAACTCAAGGAGTTAAAAACCGAAGTAGTTAAGACAAAACCGTACAATGTAAGAGTTTGCCCAACGTGCTGGGATCCGGATCATCCGCAGCTACAGTTAGGGATGTACCCTGTTGAAGACCCGCAAGCTGTACGAAACCCAAGACCGGATACAACGTACGTAATATCTGGTGTTGACTCAAATGGTGATCTGTCTGGGGGTAGTAGGATATTTCAGTGGGGCTGGAGTCCTGTTGGTGGTGCAAGAGATAATGGTCTTACGCCTAATGACTTGATTGTGCAGGTTCAGCTTGGTACAGTAACAGTAACAACTACTTAAGGAGCCTATCATGGCATACAAACGTGGCGCAGATGGCATAGCAAAGAAAGGCAAGACTGAAGGTAAGAACCTTGGTAATGACGGTCCAACAGTCGGCATTCAGAAAGGCAATAGCACCTCTTCGTCTAAAGGTGGAAAGACTTCTGCTGACATGAAAGCTATGGGACGTGGCTTGGCGAAGGTTAAGAACCAAAAGGGTGGTTGAAATGGCTACAAAAATGATTGATCCAAATATCCTGCGCGCGCAGAAGTTGACAAAAAAGACAGCTACTCCTCGTGTTTCAGCGGGTGATCCCGGAGCAAACGATGTCAAGACAACTGGTATCGAGACTCGCGGCAACGGCTGTGCAACTAAAGGTCGTATAGCTCGCGGACCAATGGCTTAAACATGAACTACTCTGAACTCTCTGCTGCTATTCAGGCTTATTCGGAAAGCGATGAACAAATGTTTGTCGATAACATACCCGTTTTTGTCAGAGCGGCAGAGCAGCGTATTTATAACTCGGTTCAGTTTTCGTATCTGCGTAAGAACGTGACAGGATCGGTTACGCCTAGTAATCCGTATTTATCAGCTCCAAATGATTTTTTGTCGGTGTATTCCATAGCCGTTATTTTGCCAACAGGCGAGTACGAGTATCTGCTAAACAAGGACGTGAACTTTATCCGTCAGGCGTACCCATCTCCAACAGACACCGGAGTCCCAAAGTACTACGCTATTTTTGGCCCTACAACAACTTCCGGTAACCCTCCTGTCTTGACCAACGAGCTGTCGTTTATCTTGGGTCCAAAGCCTGATTCTAACTACTCTGTTGAGCTGCACTACTTCTTCTATCCGGAGTCTATTGTGACTGCCAGTACGACGTGGCTAGGGGACAACTTTGATACAGCGTTGTTTTATGGTGCGCTGCGGGAAGCTGCTGTATTCCAACGTCAAGAGCCTGATATGGTTCAGAATTACGAGCAGAAGTACATGGAAGGTATGTCCCTGTTGAAACAGTTGGGCGATGGCAAAGAGCGTCAAGATGCATACAGATCCGGTCAAGTCCGGTATCCGGTAAAGTGAGATAAACATGGCCTTCACCGGAAATTTCCTCTGCAATAGCTTTAACCCGGGGTTAACCTCCGGTCGGTTTAACTTTAGCTCAACCACAACAGACGTATATTACATAGCGCTGTACACCAATTCGGCTACGCTTAATGCCTCTACGACTGCGTACACCACTGTAGGTGAGGTTGTTGCGGCAGGCTATACAGCGGGTGGGGTTGTTATAACGCCAATTTATGCAACTAGCGATGGTGGTGCGTACATTAGCTTTAATTCTGCTTCTTGGTCTGGATCATTCACAGCCCGTGGCGCGTTAATTTATGAGCCGGGTGATAACAACGCTATTTGTGTGCTGGACTTTGGCGCGGATCGTACTTCAAGTGCAACTTTTACAGTGCAGTTTCCACCTGCTGTTGCAGGCTCTGCATTACTACAGCTTCCTTAAGGGGTTTTAAAATGATGAAAGACCATGCAATCACTGGCGACGCAATTGGAGCCTCTGTAACCGTTAACAACAGTGTATCTGCCAGCATGATGGCTGGTGGTGTATACCACGTCCAATGTTTTGACAAAGACGGCAACCTTAAGTGGGAAGATAAAGCCCACAACCTAGTGGTTAATCAGGGCTTGAAAGACATGAACGACAAGTACTTTTCAGGTGCCGCTTATACGGCAGCTTGGTACTTAGGTCTTGTAACTGGCCCCGGCTCAGGAACGACATTTGCCGCCGCTGACACACTTGCTTCTCATGCTGGGTGGACAGAGTTTACTGCTTACTCCGGCAATCGTGGCGCGGTTACATTTGGCGCAGCAACACTAGCTGATCCTTCGGTCATTACAAACCCCTCGCCCGTACAGTTCACTATTACAGGTGCTGGTGGCACAGTGGCTGGTGCGTTCTTGGCTTCGGTTAGTAGCGGAACATCGGGCATTTTGTTCTCTGAATCGGACTTCCAGTCCCCCGGCGACCGTGCTGTTGTGTCTGGTGACGTTTTGAATGTCACTTACCAATTCTCTCTTGATGCAGCTTAAGGATTATTATGGCTACCAAATTTGTTAAAGGTCAGAGTGTAAAGCTTGCCGCTGTTGTTCCACAGGGTGCGGTTGAAAAGCTGCGCATGGACGAGGATGGCAACTTCTTTTATATGATTCAATGGACAGACGCAGACGGGCAGATTCAGCAGCGTTGGTTTCCAGAGAATGACTTGGTTGAGGCGTAGTGTTTGCAGGATCGCCATTTGCTACAGCCCCCTTTGCCGCACTAAGCGGCAATACTTATTTTGTTTCGATTATTGAGTCGGCAACAGCTAGTGACGCATCCTCTGCTTTAGTTTCGTTTATTTCCAGCATTTCAGAAGCCGCCACGGCCTCAGACAGTGTTTCTGCATTAGCTACGTTCCTTGCAAGTATTGCGGAGACCGCTACAGGCGCAGACTCTATATCGTCAACCTTCTCGATTAACGGTGCTGTATCTGAGTCGGCCTCTGGTAGCGACACGGTATCTTCTGGGGTGACGTTTAGTGTTGCAGTGCAAGAAATTGCCAATGGTGCTGATCTTGTATCGTCTCTTGTGCAGTTTGGTGGAAACATCCAAGAACTTGCCTCGGCATTAGATTCAAGCTCTGCGTTAGGTAGCTTTGTAGCGTCTGTACTTGAGTCTACGACCGCAACAGACTCGGTTTTAGTGGCACCCAGCGTGTTTAGTGCAGCGGTGGTAGAGTCGGTAACGGGTTCGGATTCAACGGTTTCTGGCGTGATTCTGGTAGTAAATATTGCCGAAGCCGCGTCTGGGGTAGATTCCGTAGCAAATAATATAGCGTTTGGTGTGGCAGTAAATGAGCTTGCTACAGGCACGGCGACTGCTGGAACTACAATAGCGTTTGGTGTGTTAATTCAAGAACTTGGCATTGCCGCAGATAGCATATTGGCTAGGTTTTTGTGGGAACTTATCAATGACAGCCAGACCGTTGCGTGGCAAAATATAGGTAGTAGCAGCACAACCGTTTGGCAGACAATTAATGACTTTGAAAGCTCAGACTGGACTCCAGTTGATACTTCTCTGTCGTAAGGAAAGAACATGGCATTAGTTGTTAAAGATCGGGTAAAAACAACGACCACAACGACTGGTACGGGAACAGTGACGCTTGGTGCAGCGGCAACAGGATTTCAAGATTTTTCTGTTATTGGCGACGGTAACACGACGTATTACACAATTACAGACACAGTTACGGGTGTTTGGGAAGTTGGTATTGGTACATACACGGCTTCTGGTACAACTCTTTCACGCACAACGGTGTTGGAATCTTCTAGTGGCGGCTCGTTAGTTAACTTTACGGCTGGCAGTAAAGACGTGTTTGTGGTGTATCCGGCTGAAAAAGCGGTGTATCAAGACACAGCAGGTGATGTAACGGTAGCAGGAAACATCACCGGTCAAGAGATGAC